CCGTGAGCACGGAGACCAAAGGAGTTAGATACTCCCCTCTTTGTACTAATACTCTGGCTAATGGCTAGGGTCGTAGCAGTCAGGAGGTAACCTGTGGTTTTCAAGACGAGATCGCTTGACGTTCCGGTCACGACTACCGTAAATGGTAGTCCGGCCATAACCGTCAACCGTGTTTCGGGGGGAGAGTCGATGTGGGATTCATCCCTCACCGGTTCCCCTCGCACGGAGGTCTCGTCGGTCGACAAGTTTCTTGCCGACCCCACTCACCGTGGTGATTTCCACGAGGCATTACGTCAGGATAATCGGTCAGCCGGCGATGCCGGCCTAGCCGATTTTCGAGTAGAACGCTCACGTGCAGAAAGTACTACTTTTAGTACCTCACTGACGAATGAGTATCCTCCTCATCCTACCCGCGTCTATCAAGACGTGGTTTTCGTAATGCCGGGTTCTTCTGGGTGGCCGTCCATCGAGCCTCTGGTTCCCCTTACGGAGACCCAGTTAAAGCAAGCTGGACAGCGTCTTTATCACAGGGCTCTTCCTATGAAGAGTCAGGCTGAATTGGGCACAGCGATCGCCGAGATAGCGGTCAACCCCGTAAGGGCGTTGACCATTCCCGGCCAAGCGCATGTCCGTGCAGCGCAGCGTCAAGGACGCTCGATAAAGAAGATGAATAATCGCGCCCGGAAGCGTCACCAGCGCATTAAGGACTTGACTCTAGAAGAGGCTCGTCTAGCTGCTGATGACTACCTTGCATACGTTTTTGGAGTGAGGCCGAACGTCCAGACTTTGGACGATCTAGCGGCCTCACTTTCTCGGGCTCGGCGTATTGCCGAGACCGTATCCCGTGACGGGAAGAAACGTATCCGTCGAAGGAGAAGCCTTCGTCGCGAGCATCGTATTAATACGATGCACACCACCAACTCTCTTGCCGTGGCTGGTCTTTCCAACCACTCTATGCAAGGTGTGAATGGTCACCTGTTCACGGAAACTTCCATGGACACGTGGTGGGCCGGGTCGTTCTCTATGTCAGTTTCTGACACGGAGGATTGGCTCGACCGGTGCAGCGACTTCTTCCATCGTATCGACTACCTTACGGGAATCGGTATTGATGTAAGAGTAGGGTGGGACTTGATCCCGTTCTCCTTCGTTGCTGACTGGTTTGCTAACACTGGCGACTTTCTTGAGAATCGTCAAGTGGTGGCAGACTACAATATCGTCTGTGAGTATGGTTACGTAATGAACCATACTCAAACTACCAGAACCGCTACGTATGACGGAATATTCCGTTATACTGGTTCCAATGGTGTAGGTTATCCTACTCCGCCGGCGAAAGCTATGCGGACGGAATTAACTGAAACCAAGCTGAGAACTAGGTGTAGCTCGTTCGGTTTTTACACCGACTTTGCTAATCTGAATGCTCAGCAGTGGGCGTCGTTGCTCGCAATTGGCGTGTCAACGGCGTCTGGTAGTCCCCCTAGCGTAAGACACTAGGTCACTGGTTGGAAAGACCAATCAGTTTTACACCTTATGGAGGTGTTATGCTCTAGAAAGGAGCACACATCATGGCCCTTGCCGATCCGCAGGTCCTGCCCACCACCCCAGCAACCGATCTGGACCGTGTTTCCACGGCCCTTGGTCGCTTCGCGTCTGATGACACGAAGTACGAGCTGTCGGTCGACCACTCCCGGGGAAACCGGCTTCGCCACGTGGTGAAGCTGGTCAACCGGAAGATCGCGACCGACCCCATGCTCCCGTCGCAGAATCGCGAGTACACGCAGAGCGTGCACATCGTGATCGATCACCCCATTCAGGGGTTCTCGGCGACGGAGATCACGGATCTCGCTGAGGTCTTCACTGACTTCGTCAGTGACCCGGCCCTTCTGGCCGCGGTGGTGCAGGGTCAGGCCTAGCCTAACCCTGTGGTCTGCGGGGCTATGAGACCTTGGATCTATTACCCTAAAGGAGGGAATAGTGAAAAGCCTCGTAGCTCTCATCACGGCACTCCTTACGGATGCCGGTGTCGCATGCAAACTTGACCCCTCGCGTGACATTGAGACCGTCACGCGACGCCATAGTGAAGAGGGTGAACCCTTCCTCACTATCACACTGGATGCCTATAGAGTAGCCTTCGAGGCCGCTCTTGAAGCAGGCACCTGGGACAACATCCATATTCCTGGTTTCAGGAAGGATGGGCAGCTCCCCGCATTTTTGCGAGGTTTTGCCTCCCTAGTGTTCCAGAGGGATGGAACCATACGTTCGGATCCCGACGTCCAAGCTGTCGCTGTCGTCCGTCAAATTTGCGGTTTTGCTGCAAAGATGCGGGTTGACTGTGCCCCTCGTTATACCGCTGATGCGCTGGCCTCCTTCAAGGAGACTGACGCGTTAGCGACGAGCGGATCGAACTCAGCGTTAAACGCTGTGTTCGCTAGCTTGTTCGACGGTGTGTTGCAAGATGTCGAAAACGACATTCGCTCCAATAGTCTCCATGCAAAACATGGAGACGGAGCGTCACAGGAGAAGATCCTTCCTAACTCTAGGTGGAACTTCGCTCAGTGGGAAGAGAGGCTAGAGCCCCACTTCCCTTCCTATGCTTACACACGGCTCAATGACAGACATGTCTTGAGTGATCCAAGCGTAGACTACGCGGCTGAAACGACGCCCGTTCGGGTGTCGTTTGTCCCGAAAACCGCTAAAGGTCCTAGGACCATAGCGATTGAGCCCAGCTGGCGGATGTACTGTCAGCAGGGTCTCATGAACGGGCTGGTTAAGTCTATAGAGCGTCGGGGTTTACCCCCTCGGTTCTCTACTAGTGATGACAACAGGTCGGCGGCCCACCGTGGGTCCGTCGACAGATCTGTTGCCACCATAGACTTGTCAGCAGCTAGCGATTCCGTCTCTTCCCGCTTAGTGTGGGAATTGACGTCTGGTCGTCGCGTTTTCCGCGATGCCCTGTTCGCTAGCCGTTCACGTCAGGCATATTTGCCTGATGGGACTACCCTTACTCTCAA